AAAGCGAGACAGCTGTGGAGAATACTCCAGAGACAGTTGCAGCACCAGCAGTAGAAGCAGCAGCGGTTGAAGCTGCTCGCCCAACTGTAGTGACAGCAACTACATTCGTGCGCGAGCGCGTAGCACCAATCACTTCAGCACAATACTTAGAAGCTAACATCAAGGCAGCACTTGGTGATGACGAAGCACGCCGCGTAGTTCGCGCAGCAGATGACTCAACATCAACAAACACAGGCTTGACACTTGCACCACACCTAGACACATTCATCACAGATACATTTACTGGACGACCAGCTTTTGAAGCTGCAACCAGATCAGCTCTATTGCCATCTGGAATGTCGTTCACAGTTCCTCGCCTTTACACCAATGCGAGCACTCCAGATGTTGCACCAACAACAGCAGACACTAACGAAGGTGCAGCACCATCTGAGACAGGCATGACTTCAAGTTATGACACTATCGACATCAACAAGTTCAGCGCGCTTAACCGCGTAAGTTTTGAGCTCATCGACCGCAGCCAGCCTGCATTCATGGAACTTTTGATGGCTGAACTTCGTAAATCTTACGAGAAGGCAACAGATGCAGCACTTCTAGCTGCTTATGTTTCAGCAGGAACAACAGCAGCAACTACAGCAGCAACAGCAGCTGGATTGCAATCATTCATCTCTGTAGAAGGCGCAGCAGCTTACAAGGGTACAGGTGGAGACTTCGCTAACAAGCTAGTTGCATCGACAGACGCTTGGGCAGCAATCGCAGGATTCGCTGATACTACTGGTCGTGCGCTGTACTCAGCACAGGGTGCAACACAGAACGCTTCAGGTTCAGCAGTAGCTTCATCTGTTCGTGGAAACATTCTTGGCACAGACCTCATTGTGGATCACAACATCACAACATCTGGCGTAGTCGATAACTCAATGTTCTTGGTTGCACCATCTTCAGTCTATGTCTGGGAATCACCACAGACACAGCTTCGCGTTAATGTCTTGACATCAGGCGAAATCGAGATCAACCTTTACGGATACCTAGCAATCTATCTTGCTAAGTCAGGTAAGGGCGTTCGTAAGTTCAACCTAACTTAATAGGTTACTAAGTCGCTCTAGGGGGTCAGTAGCCCTCTGATCCCCTAGAGTCTTACGAAAGGAATTGGAATGGCATTAACGACAGTCGCAGAACTCCGATCAACACTCGGAGTCGGTACGCTGTACCCAGATGCCACCCTGCAAGAAGTCTGTGATGCATCCGATGCAGTTTTACTGCCTATGCTCTGGACTAATTCTTATTTCAACATTTCTCATAGCAACACAGCCACTACTGGCACTCTTTACTTTCAGGACAAAGTAGAGAAGGTTTTTTATGTCGGGCAAGTAGTAAACATTACTGGCAACGGATCGAAGCACAATGGATCTAAGACTCTTACTGGAGTAGGCGACTACAACATCACCTACAACATCACAGGCAATAACAATGTGCCAGCAGTAGAGCATCCAGTCCAACCTTTTGGCACAGTATCAGGCGACACTTATGTCGATTACACTTTAGACACGGCAGTTCAGAATGCAGCTTTGATGATCGCTGTTGAGATCTGGCAAGCGCGTACAGCCACCCTTTCAGGCAGTAACGCAGTCGATTTCCAGCCCTCACCTTATCGAATGAGCGCACAGCTACTCGCTAAGGTAAGAGGATTGATTGCGCACGCGCTCGCGCCTACCAGCATGATCGGGTGACCCATGCCACCTGTAGCCATAACGACTTTAAGAACGACACTAGCAACTGCACTAATAGACAATGCCAAGTGGCAGACTTTTGCCTTTCCACCTGCAACAGTTCTTGCTAACTCTGTAATTGTTTCTCCAGATGATCCTTATTTGACACCGAATAACAATGGTCAAATCTCTGTTAGCCCAATGGCTAATTTTAAGATCGTGATGACTGTTCCACTTTTTGACAACGAAGGAAACCTTAACGGCATTGAGGACACAGTAGTAAGCGTGTTCACTAAGTTAGCCGCATCATCTCTGGTCTATAATGTAAGCGCAATCAGCGCACCAAGTATTCTCAACGCTGCTTCGGGTGACCTACTCAGCTGCGAGATGTCCGTATCAATCCTAACGAGTTGGAGTTAAACATGTCCGATTGGGAAAAAGAGAACGAAGCCTTTCTGATCAAGATCGGGCAGGTTAAAGAAACACCAGCAGTAAAGCCAGTAACTACAAAGAAGGACGAGGAATAATCCGATGGCAGTTTATTTAGCAAATACTGGAGTTCTAACTGTTAATTCGGTAGATCTCTCTACACTAGTTACATCTGTAACAATCAACCGAGCATTCGATGAGCTGGAAGTCACAGCACTCGGGGATCAGGGTCATCGATTTGTGAAGGGCTTGGAAGCTTCAAGCATCTCAATCGACTTCCTAAATGATGAAGCAACAGCTAAGACACTTCAGACACTTCAGGCAACATGGGGAACAAACACCACAGTAACATTCAAGCAGACATCCGCTGCTGTATCAGCAACAAACCCTCTTTACACAATGACATGCTTGGTCAATAACATCACACCTGTAAATGGTGCAGTTGCAGACCTATCAACTCAGAGCGTAACTTGGAATGTTTCAGGTACAATCGCAGTAACAACAGCGTAAGAAACTAACAAAGGGGCAAACTCATGGCAAAACTAAAGATAGTTCGTACAGATGGAAGCGTACTAGAAGGCGAGATCACTCCAGCTGTGGAGTATGCGTTCGAGCAGTACGCGAAAAAGGGCTTCCATAAGGCGTTCCGCGATGAAGAAAAGCAGAGCGATGTCTATTGGTTAGCATGGGAAGTAACACGCAGGACAGGTGAAACTGTTAAGCCTTATGGCATGGAGTTCATTGAAACGCTAAAAAGCGTGGAAGTGTTGGACTCTGACCCTTTAGCTTAAAGCGCGATCTTCCATTCACCTACCTAATTGCTAGGCTAAGCATTAGGTTGGGAATCGCGCCACAGCAGTTGTTAGATCTAGATAAGGCAATGCTCGATGCATTAGTGCAGGGGCTTAAAGATGAAGCGAAAGAGGTGAGCGATGCCAACGGAAGTAAAAGGCGCGGTAGAGCTTAGAAAAGCCCTCAGAGCGTTCACACCTGATCTTGCTAAAGAGACACAGAAGGAAATTGCTGGAGTCTTGAAGCCTATTGTTTCAAAGGCTCGCGGTTTCATTCCATCAACTGCACCTTTAAGCGGTTGGGCTAAAAGCACTAACGGCACTTGGGGCAACCGAGTCTGGTCATCTTCAGATGCTAAGCGTGGAGTTGGTTATAAAACCACGCCATCTAAAGTTAATCGCTCTGGGTTTCGCTCACTCGCTCGCATTGTTAATGCTTCACCTTCGGGTTCTATCTATGAAACTGCTGGTCGCCTAAATCCACAGGGCAGACCCCAAGCACCATTGGCTAAAGTCGTGGCACTTGGTCATTCTAATTATGGTAAGACAATTCGTTCAGGATCTAAGAGCGAATCATTAAGCAACAATCCTAATGCTGGTCAGCAGTTCATCGATGCTATGAATAGGACTTCACCCATTGTCAATGCTTATCAGAGACAAGAAGGACAGTCAGGTCGCGCTTCTCGTAAGATGAAGGGTCGCGCAATCTTTCGTGCATGGGCAGAAGATCAAGGCAAGGCTAATGCAGCTGTTGTCAGAGCGATTGAAAAGTCTAGAGTTGAGTTCGAGAAAAGGACACAGGTGCGCTAATGGCAGCAGATGTAAGAATTGACATAGCCGCACAGTTCACAGGCAAGAAGGCATTCAAGGAAGCTGAGACTTCTACAGACAAATTGACTAAGAATGTCAAGGGTCTTGCTAAAGGCTTGCTTGCTGTTTATAGCGCACAAAAGCTTCTGTCCTACGCTAAGGCATCTGTTAAGGCATTCGCAGAGGATGACAAAGCTGCTAAGGCTTTAGGCACTACCTTAAAGAATCTGGGTCTGGCTTACGGATCTAACATTGGCACAGTCAATGGTTTTATCTCTCGCCTTGAAATGCAGACAGGTGTGCTAGACGATGAGCTTCGTCCAGCAATGGATCGCTTACTTCGTGCAACAGGTGATGTCACTAAGTCACAGGAATTGCTTGGACTTGCTCTTGACATCGCGGCAGGTACTGGCAAGTCAGTCACCCAAGTTTCACAAAGCTTGCAGAAGGCATACTTGGGGCAAAAGCAAGCACTTGGTCGTTTAGGTGTAGGACTTACAAAGGCTGAGTTGGAAACCTCATCCTTCGAACAAATCCAAGCCAGACTTGCAACCTTATTCGCAGGTCAAGCAAGTGCGGCAGCTGATACTTATGCAGGTTCACTTTCTAAATTAACTGTGGCTTCTAACAATGCTAAAGAGACCATTGGTAAAGGTCTTGTTGATGCATTGATGACAATCACTAATTCCAGCACGACAGATGAGTTTATTGCCAAGATCGATAAGGCAGCGCAGGCAATCGCTGACTTTGTTCGTGAAACAGGCGAGTTCATCCGCATCACAAAGTCAATCTTTGACTTTAAGAATCTAAGTTTCTTCATGCCATCGGGCGGCTTGTTCGGTGATGGTAAGGGTTTCGGCAACATTGCGATGACAGTATCCTCACAGGATACACAGCGCGCAGATGCCATCGCTCGAAAGAACGCAATGGCGATGACAAAGCTGACGAAAGAGCAAGCAGCAGCGCAGGCTAAGATCGTTAAGGATAAACGACTTGCAGCAGCTATTGACAAGGCTAACCTTGCCCTCAATAAGGGTAGCGAAATCTTTGACATGGACAAGATCCAGATTGCAGCAGCTCTTACTAATCAGGCTGAGCAGCTAGGTAAGGCAACATCAAGCGCACAGCAGATGCAAATCGCTAATGACATCGCTCGCCTTAATGTTAAGAAATCAATCCTTGCTCTGGAAGATGCTATTGCTGCTAAGGATGAAGCAGCAATCATCGCAGCTACGGCTAAACTTAATGCTGACTTAAAGGTGTTAAGTGCTTTGACTGGTCAGAAGGTTACGCTGACAAGCATTGAGTCGATTCTTGCTTCATTCAAGCCTAAAGAATTGATTAATCAAAAGAACCTAGATGAAGCCCTAGCCAAGATTGCTGAGATGATGAGATTGCTCAACATGGCTAACACAGCAAGCAAGGCAAAAGTACCGACAAGCGGTTCAATGGGATCAGGCATCCCTGTCGGAGATTACATTGCGCCTATCCCTAAAGATGTAGCGGCTCAGGGTTCTATCGGGGCGATTCTCGAATACGCTGAAGCGGCAACGGAGCGCGCCAATGCTTTTGCATTATTGCAAGAACAGCAGAATTATGCAGACCTATTAAGCTTGATCGAATACCAAAAACTCTTAGGCGATCTAGGTGGCTACAGTCCTGACATGAACCGAGGTAGAGGTTATGGGTCTGGTTCAGGCGGCAACACAATCATTGTGAACACAGGCGTGGGAGATCCTAACGCCATTGCAGAAGCAATCGACAATGTGCTTCGTGAAGCGCAACAAAGAGGAACGCTGACAGCAGTATGACATGGCTTCCAGAATGGCGAGTTACAGTAGGTGATGATGTCTATACGACAGTCACCTCTGTGTCGTTCGCATCTGGTCGCTTAGACATTGATCGGCAACCGACAGCAGGTTACTGCCGAGTAGAGATTATCAACACAGACAACTCACCTTTTACCATCAATGTCACAGAGCCAGTTACCTTAGAGCTAAAGAACAGCACAGGGGCTTATGTAACTGTATTCGGTGGCGAAGTCTCAGACTTTAACATCGGAGTGCGAAGTCCAGAGGAAACAGGCTTTGTCACGACTGGCACGATTCTAGGCATTGGCTCACTTGCTAAACTAACTAAGGCTGTCTTTAACACAGCACTTGCAGAAGGTCTAGATGGCGCACAGATTGCCACGATCTTAGGACAAGCTCTTAACCTGTCATGGGCAGAGGTCACACCGACAGTCACATGGGCTACCTATCCAACAGATGTCACATGGGATAATGCAGAGTCTTACATCGGCACGATTGACTCAGGCTTTTACACGATGATTGCCCTTGCAGCTAGTGCGACTGCTAAGTCTCAGACATTGGCAGATCAGATTGCTAACAGCGCATTGGGTCAGCTTAGTGAAGGCAAGAATGGGGATGTCAATTATGACGATGCCGATCACAGGTCTAACTATCTCGCAACAAATGGCTTTACTAACCTTGACGGGTCTTATGCAACACCAAGCTCTATCACCTCAACAACTCAGATTGCACGCATCCGTAACAGCCTTATCTATCGATACGCCACAGGATACGGATCAACATACAGCACCTCAGATTCCGACTCTATAGCCTCTTACGGGCTATTTGAGCGTTCCTTTGACTCTAACATCAAGAACCTGTCAGACATCACCGACATCGCTTCTAGAGAGTTAAACCTTCGTAAGAACCCACGCGGTTCATTGGGTGCGATTACCTTTCGTCTAGATAACCCAGACATCCCTAGTGCAATGCTAGATGATCTGATTGGCGTATTTTTTGGCGAGCCTGTACAGATCAACAACTTGCCTAGCAACTTACTCGGTGGTCAGTTCGATGGCTTTGTCGAGAATGTGGCATTACGAGCTACCCCTAGTTTTGTGGAGATTACCCTCTACATCTCAGCAACAGACTTCTCACTATCAACGACTCAATGGGAAACCGTAACGCCTGCATCCTTAGCATGGACGGGCGTGAATGGTACACTTATCTGGACTAACGCGACTGGAGCACTAACCTAATGGCACTATCACCTAACTTCGGCTGGACTGAACCCGATAACTCAGGGCTAGTAAAGAATGGCGCGCAAGATATTCGCACGCTAGGCGATGCCATCGATGCTTCTTTAGCTGGCATGGTAGTCAATGCCCAGACAGGCACTACATACACAGCAGTCAAGGCAGACGGACTAAACGCTATTGTCACAATGGACAATGCATCTGCTAACACTTTCCGCATTCCAACAGATGCGACTTATAACTTTCCTGTAGGTACTACCTTGCTTGTCTATCAAAAGGGCGCAGGTGTAACTACTATTAACGCTGTTACATCTGGCACTACTACAATCAATAGTGCGGGTGCTGTAGCTGCTGCTCCAGTCCTTGCTCGTTATAAGTCAGCAGCTTGCATCAAAGTTGCTGCAAACTCATGGATCGTAGTCGGTGGCATTGCGTAATGCTTCCTTCATTAATTGGGATTATCGCCTCTAGCGGTGCAGGTGTTGCAGGTGGAGATTATGAGTCCATTGCTACTGTAACTGTTGGATCAGGTGGAGCATCTAACATTACCTTTAGTAGCATCCCTAGCACCTATCAGCATTTACAAATTAGAGCAATCGGTAGAACGGCAGACACTCAAACTTATGACAACACTTGGGTAAGTTTTAACGGAGACACGACTGCTTCTAACTACAACTGGCATAATCTTTTAGGCGATGGTGGATCGGTAAGTGCCCAAGCATTTACATCAAGTAGAGTGCTTATCAACGCTGTCTTTACTGGAACGGCAGTCAATAGCAGTATTTTTGGAACATTTGTAACTGACATTTTAGATTATGCAAACACCAATAAGTTCAAGACTACTCGCTCATTGGCTGGGGTGGACACCAATGGCGCAGGTCGTTTGATGCTTCAATCGTCTTTGTGGCAAAGTACCTCTGCGATTACCTCTATAGCTCTAACCAATGGCAGCGGTGCTAACTTTCCTCAATACTCATCCTTCGCCCTATACGGAATAAAGGGATAAAATGCCATCTACTTATACTCCGATTGCTACTACGACATTGGGTACTACATCAACATCCGTAACCTTCTCAACCATCACAGGAACATACACCGATCTAATTTTAATTACTAGCGCACCTACTGTGGGTGGTGGAAATAACTCCAGAGGTTATCGCTTTGAGTTAAACTCTGACACAGGTACTAATTATTCGCAAACTTGGCTAAGTAACTCAACCACAACACCAACATCAACCAGAGAAAGTAGCCAGACAAGGGGTCGCATCGGTGGCATTTCTGAGTCGGCAAGTGATGTGACTACAGTAATAACCAACTTTCTAAATTACTCAAATACCACTACATACAAAACTGTATTGAGTAGAAGTTCTAATCTAAACACTAATGGCGATACAAATGTATTTGCTGGCGTGTCTCTGTGGCGTAGCACTTCTGCTATTACTGCCATCAAATTAACGATGTCTGATAATAGTAATTTTGTTGCTGGCTCTACATTTACATTATACGGGGTGAAAAGTGCCTGATACATTTATCAAGATTGCAGCTGTTACTGTTGGATCAGGTGGGGCTAGCAGTATTGACTTTACCTCTATCCCTAGCACTTACACGGATTTATGCCTTAAAATGAGCCTTCGATCAAGTAGGTCATCAACTGGCGATACTTTGTTTATGAAGTTTAATTCTACTTCATCTACATACACTATGCGTAGGATTTATGCCTATGGTACTACTGTAGGTAGTGATAGTTCTACACCTGCTGGCTTTGTTGTTGGCTCTATCACAGCAAGCACAAACACAAGTAATACTTTTGCTAATTATGAAACCTATGTACCTAACTATCTTAGTAGTAATCAGAAGTCTATCTCCATTGATGGTGCTCAAGAAAGCAACACTACCAGCGATTACTGGTTGAACTTTGTCGCTGGTCTTTGGAATGGCACATCTGCAATTACATCAATAGGCTTGACTTGCGATGCAGGCAACTTTGTCCAATACTCAACAGCAACCCTTTACGGCATCAAGAACTCATAAGGAGACAAACATGGCAGACACAAAGATCGTAGTTGATTGCTCTACTGGGGAAGTCTCAGAGATCGAATTGACAGCAGAGGAAATCGCTCAGCGCGCAGCAGATGCTAAGGCGTTCGCAGATGCTAAGGCAGCAGAAGAAGCAGACAAGGCGGCTAAGGCTGCTGAGAAGGCTGCACTACTGGCAAAGCTTGGCATTACCGAAGATGAAGCGAAGCTCTTACTTGGATGAAAGTCAAACTCTCTAAAGCTGCTATTCAATTAAGAGAGCAGATCGATGACTCATTCCCAGATCGTGACCGCACATCGGATGGTTGGATCGGTGATACCCGACACGCTGCTCGCAAGTCAGATCATAATCCTGATGAGCAGGGCTGGGTTCGTGCCATTGATGTGGACAAAGACTTATTCAAGGGCGGAAAGCCAGACATCATGGGAGATCTTGCTGATCAGCTTCGTACCCTATCCAAGTCAAAAACGGACAAGCGTATTAGTTACATCATTTACGATGGACGAATCTGCTCCAAAATCCTTAACTGGAAGTGGCGCAAGTACACAGGGGCTAACAAACACACTAAGCACATGCATGTTAGCTTTAAGAAAGAAGCTGACAATGATGGTGCTTTTTTTCAAGTATCTATGTTAGGTGGAGAATAATGAAGAACATGAAGAACCCTGCAATGCTTGCTGCTGGAGCATTCCTAGCTGCATGGGCATCTAGCAACTTTGACCTTGACTACCGCGCAATCCTGTGGGCTGTGCTGTCAGGGGTATTCGGATTCGCGAGTCCTAAAAAGTGAGCCAGACAGATTTCTTTCAGCTCTACATCGCCACGCTAGTCACACTTGGTGGCTTGTCAGGTTTTGTCATTACTCACTTGCTTGCAGAGATTAAGCGACTCCATGCGCGTGTCGATGAGATCTACAACATACTCTTAGAGCGATAATTTAATCATGGCAAGAAAAGCAACTAAAGCTTTAGAGGAACAAGGTTACTCAAAACTCGATGCTTATTGCATTGGGCTTTATGAGTACTTTTGCTCGCTTAAAAGAGCAGGGTTCGCAGAGGACATAGCCATGTTCATGATTACTGAACCCCAAGCTTATCCACATTGGATCTTGCCTGATCCTGTCGATCCTGAGAAGTTCGGCAACTATGAAGATGAGGATGACGATTAAGCGAATTGTCGTAGTCTCGGACTTGCAAGTCCCTTACCATGACAGGGTTGCAACCCGTAACCTTGCTAGTTTTATCAAGAAGTTTAAGCCTGATCAAGTTGTCACCATTGGTGATGAGATTGACCTTCCACAGATAAGCAAGTGGGAAGAAGGTCGCATGGGCAGTTATGCACAGACCCTAGATGATGACCGCAATGAAGCTGTTGACTTGCTCTGGGAGTTAGGCGTAACTGACTGCATCCGTAGCAATCACACAGATCGCCTGTATAACATCATCATGGCTAAAGTGCCAGCGTTCGGGGCATTGCCAGAGCTGCGCTTTGAGAAGTTCATGAAGTTCGATGAACTAGGCATCACCTTCCATAAGAACCCTATGCCTATTGCACCTAACTGGATTGCAGTCCACGGAGATCACACACCAATCAAGCCACAGGGGGGCTTATCAGCCCTAGAGGCGGCTCGTAGGCATGGAAAGAATGTCATCTCAGGTCATACCCACAGAGCAGGCAGATCAGCCTTCTCAGAGGCTTCTGGGGGGCGCATAGGGCGTGTCCTACATGGTGTCGAGGTAGGCAATCTTATGGACTTCAAGCAAGCTGCTTACACTAAGGGTGTTGCTAACTGGCAACAGGCATTCGCCATTATTTATGTGAACAAGGCTAAGGTGCAGGTTGATCTTATCCACATCGAGAAAGACGGAACATTCATTGTGGCTGGTAAAACCTACGGGCGAGCCAGATAATCGTTATCATTTCGTTATCAGAATGTGCTTGATTAGTCGGACAGTTCTGTCACACTAAGTCTGTCACCAATCAAGGGCATTGGGGCAGATAGGCAAGTAAATGAACCTTTATCAAGTTAGATTGTTTATCAATGATCAATGGCATGTTATTCGTACTTATGGCACAGAATCAGAAGCTTTAACTTTCGCGCAGCTGTTGCAGCCAGAGTGGGATGTCAAAGAAGTATCTGTTGAAGAAGCCAATGCAATGGTGGGTGCATAATGTCAAACACAGACAAGCTGCTGTTAATCTGCATTATTGGAATGTTGATAGGCTTTGCCATTACCATCTTCGATGTACAGCGTAGAAGCTATGACAAGGGCGTGCGAGATGGTTACCATCGTGGGCGTAGCATCAAGGGGCAGGAATGAAAGCCAATGAAATCTTACTCACAGCCACCGACACGATCCGTGATCGTGGCTTATCGTATGGTCACCCTGCGGATAACCTGCAACACACCGCAATGCTGCTCTCAGCATACCTACAAACACCGATACACGACTATCAGGTGGCAGGGATCATGGTCTTGGTTAAACTTGCACGGACTAATCAATCAGCCCAACACATCGACAACTGGGTCGATCTCTGCAGTTATGGCGCACTCGCAGGGCAACTAGCTACAGAGGAAAATGATCTTTATGTTTAATTTAGCCGATTACGAGCCAGTAGAGGTGAGACTTGAAAAGTTTATTAAGGACTATCCAGCGTTCCGCATTTCAACTGAGTTGGAAGTTGTCGAGGCTACTCGATACATTGTTAAGGCGTATCTATTTAAGAATGCTGAAGATAGCGTTGCATGGGCGACAGGGTACGCTGAAGAAACAGTTACTAGCCGAGGCGTTAATCAGACTTCAGCATTGGAGAATTGCGAGACTTCGGCAATCGGCAGAGCACTTGCAAATGCAGGTTATGCGCCTAAAGGAAAGAGACCAAGCCGAGAAGAAATGAGCAAGGTAGTAGCTGCTAAGCCAGTAAAGCCATCTGTTCAGGAAGTTAAACCAGATGATCAGGATTACTGGACTACACCTGTCGGACAGTACAATGGCGTAGTCGATGCACCTGTCACTTTAGAGAAGGCACTTGATCTAGTTCAGGACATTCTTGGCACTCCAGAAGCACAGGAAGCACCACAATGCAAGCATGGACACATGCGATGGCGCGAAGGTGAGAAGAATGGTCGTGCTTGGGGCGGTTATCAATGCAATCAAATGAACGCAGGTGGAGTCAAGTCTGACTGTCCGCCTGTCTGGTATCAGCTTGGATCAGATGGTAAGTGGCAACCACAGAAGGCGAGAGTGTAATGGGCAACATCGGAATCAAGATCAATGGCGAATGGGTTGATTTAATGTCAGCCTTTGTTCCATGTCAGCTGTGTAATGAGCCAGTTGCAATCAGAGACTTAGAGGACATTTCATCCGATTCAGTCAATGGCGTTGTCACATGGCAATGCGGTAAGTGCAAGGCAGTCAATGGATAAGCAAGATCTAATCCATTATCTGTGGGTCATTGCATTGTGTTTAGCCGCTTGGGCTGGCTATGTAATAGGATCGCAGATTGGCTAGTCAAGCAAGGAAACACAGAGGTTTCCGCACAGAGCGTGTTGTTGCACAGTACCTATCGACTGTCTGGCAAGGCGCATGTGTGGGAAGGGGTAATGGTAAGGATGTTGTTAATGTTCCGTTCGATGTTGAAGTCAAAGCCCGCGCTGGATTTCAACCTCTAGCTTACTTAAAACAACTGAAAGCTCGGACAGCCATTTCGGGGGAATTAGGCTTCGGAGTTATTAGACTCAACGGACAAGGTGAAGATGCGCGTGAGTATGCCGCCATCATCCGTTTAGAGGATCTCTTACCATTGCTCCAACTAAAGTATGGTCATCTAACCAGCGAACCCACAGAAGCAGACATTGACCGCTGCACAGGCTGTGGGTCTTACATGATAAAGAGGTGCTTAACTTGCCAGCCTACGACTACAAATGCACACGATGCAATCTTAGTCAAGAGATCTATCACGGATGGCACGATAGACCAATAATCCCATGTACATACTGCAATGAGCCAATGATCAAGTTAATAGCAGCTACTCCAGCAGTATTTAAGGGTAAGGGCTTCTACAGTACGGACAAATAGTTATCCACAGAAGTTATCCACAGGGGGTAATCATGAGAACGACACGCGGTCTGAACAGGACTTTTACAAATGGATTTGACATCAATGGTACGCTCACTAGGCAGAGCCTCTCAAAGGCTCAACCCGAGCCGCTTAGGCGGATAGCTCGGGGGGTGCTAGTAGCTATTGGGATAGCTCTATGCTTCATGCCTGAAGCAGGTGGATCTAAACCAATGCAATTCGTTACTTATAAAGAGTATGCATTACATCTATTACATTATGATTATGTTCAGTATAAATGCCTGACTCAGCTCTATGGTAAAGAGAGTGCGTGGAATCCCAAAGCGCGTTCAGGTAGGCATTATGGTATTCCTCAGGGTAAGAGTGAGTGGCTTAAAGACCAAGACGGGTACTCACAGGTACGATGGGGCTTGTCATACATAGAGCACAGATACTCCACACCATGTAAAGCTTATGAGCATTGGAAGTTAAAGAATTGGCATTAGACTTAGAAGCTACTGTTAAGTGCAGTCGATGTGATAGCGAGACTCCAGAGTCAGAGCTAATAGAAGTCTATGCATGGTGGGTATGCGGCAACTGTTATGATGAGATCTAATGGCACTTAACACGAGACGAGTCAATGACCCTAGAGACAGCAGACGATGGCGTGCATTCCGCCTGACGATACTGGCTAGGGATAACTATACCTGTGCCTACTGTCAAGGCGATGCCACGACTGTGGATCATGTGCTAAGTATCAAGCACGCACCTGACCAAGCATTCAATCCAGAGAACTGTGTTTCAGCGTGCCAGTCGTGCAACAGCGCGAAAGGTTCACGCTCACAGGCTGTTTTTTTAGGTAAGAGGTTCACCCCCCCTGTCTTTTCAAACTGTCTCTCTCCGACACAGTCCGAGCCAGTCCAAGACAGTCCGTTTAAGTCCAGACCTGATCCGATTCGATGACAACTAAAACCAGAAAGCCCAAGAAGCTGGTTGGGGATTTAAGACCACGCCTTCACAGCCCGTGGCTAAAGGGCAAAACTAAAGGCGATCAGGTTGCAGAGCTTGCAGAGCGCATAGGTCAGCCACTTCTGGAATGGCAGAAGATAATCTTGAACGATTTATGCTCTGTGGACAAAGATGATCAGTTCATCCGTAAGACAAGCCTGTTGCTCATTGCTAGGCAGTCAGGAAAGAGCCACCTTGCAAGAATGCGTGCGCTAGCAGGGCTATTCTGCTTTGGTGAGAAGGACATCCTGATCATGTCCTCTAACAGAGCTATGGCAATGAAGTCCTTTAACATCATGGCAGACATCATCGAGCGTAATGACTTTCTCAGAGTGCAGCTAAAAGATGGAGACATCAAGAAGGGCATCCGTAGGACTAATGGCGATGAGCGCATCATCCTTGCATCTGGAGCACAGTTAGAAGTGGCAGCGGCAACCTCTGACGGAGCGCGTGGGCGCACATGTGACTTTCTCTGGATCGATGAGCTACGCGAAGTATCTGAAGCTGCTATGGATGCTGCTAAGAGCGTTACTTTAGCGCGTAAGAATAGCCAGCGACTTTTTACATCCAATGCAGGTGATGCTTTTAGTAAAGTACTTAATGATCTGCACGAAGCTTGTTTAAACAAGCCACCTAAGAGCTTAGGCTTCTACGAATACAGCGCACCTGACTTCTGCGACATCTGGGATCGTAAAGCATGGGCAATGGCTAACCCGTCTCTGGGTCATTTGATTAGCGAGGAAGCCATTGAGGAAACTATTGCATCTTCAACGATGGAAGCTGCAAGAACAGAGACCCTTTGTCAATGGATCTCTAGCTTGTCCTGTCCGTTTAGCACAGAGGTACTTGAAAACTCATCTGACAGTACTTTAGAGATGACTGTAGGTGCTTACACAGTATTCGGTTTCGATGTCTCACCAAGTAGGCGCAATGGGTCTCTCGTTGCAGGGCAGTTGCTTCCAGATGGCAGAATAGGCATTGGAATCATGGAGACCTACAGCTCACAGGTTGCCATCGATGAGTTGAAGATGGCTGCAAGCATTAAATCATGGGTCGATCTCTATAAGCCACGCCTTGTCTGCTTTGACAAGTACGCAACCCAGACCATCGCAGACAGATTGGCTAACTCAGGCGTTATCGTAGAAGATGTGTCAGGTCAGCAGTTCTATAAGGCGTGCGGTGACTTACTAGAAGGATTGACTAACCTGCGCGTTGTCCATAATGGGTCTAAAGAATTGATTGAGCAGTTCACGAACACAGCTGCTAAGACTAACGATAGTGCTTGGAGAATTATCAAGCGAAAGAGTGCTGGAGACATCTCTGCCCCTATTGGCTTAGCAATGGTCGTGAGCAAGTTAATGCTTCCTCAACCTAAGCCACAGATTTATGGTTAGACACACCCATAGCACATTGTCTAATTGCTTGACAAATGCTATAGTTTCTGTCTATGGGTCTATTTCGCAAAACTGAAGCAATCTCTGACGATAAGCGTTCATCGCTTTTAGCGCAATACGCCCCTTCTATTATGGGCGAAAATCTTAACTCGCTCTATAACTACATCATGCCGCGAGTCAATCGCAATGAAGCAATGTCAGTTCCATCTGTAGCTCGATGCCGCAATTTACTTTCAGGCGTTATCGGTGGACTACCGCTTAACCTTTATCGCGTTTCAACAGGTGAAGAATTAGGCAATCCAGTATGGGTTGATCAACCAGCACTAAACCAGCCACGCTCTGTAACAATGGCGTGGACTGTTGATTCGTTGATGATGTATGGCGTTGCTTATTGGCAGGTTACAGAAGTTTATGCAGAAGATGGCAGACCTTCTCGCTTCCAATGGATTCCAAATGTTAAGGTTACATTCACGACAGACCTTTATGGAATGACTGTCACTCAATACTTTATCGATGCGGTTGCTGTGCCGATGTCGGGTCTTGGTTCAATCGTTACCTTCCAGTCATTTGATGAAGGCATCCTAGAACGCGGATCTGAAACAATTAGAGCTGCAATCGATCTTCGTAAAGCAGCAGTCTTGTCAGCAAGCACACCAATGCCATCTGGAGTTCTCCGTAACAATGGCGCAGATCTAGATCCTAAAGAGATTGCTGGACTTCTCGCAGCATGGAAGAACGCTAGACAAAATCGTTCAACTGCTTACTTAACTTCTACTTTGGAATACCAACCAACATCATTCTCACCTAAAGACATGATGTATGACGAAGCACAGCAGTTCTTAGCAACTGAGATTGCTCGTCTATGTTCGATTCCTGCTTATCTTCTCAGCGCAGAAGCGAACACATCGATGACTTATGCGAATGTCCTAGATGAGCGCAAGCAATTCTTCTCTCTAAGCCTTGCGCCTTATGTAAATGCAATTCAGGATCGTTTATCAATGGATGACATTACTGCTCGTGGTAATGCAGTTCGCTTTGATGTCGATTCATCATTCCTAGCAACTGAACCAATGGAACGCTTGCTAGTAATTGAAAAGATGTTATCTCTAGGCTTGATTACAGTTGAACAAGCTATGGAGATGGAAGATCTAACGCCTAACGGCAGCGAAGGAATCGAATAATGGAAAACCAAGTAATCACCTTCACGGCAGGACTCATTGCCAATGTTGAGGAACGCTTAATCTCAGGCAAGATCGTGCCAGCAGGAACAGGCGAAGTCGGTAACACTTCAGCAGGTAAGGTCGTATTCGAGAAGGGCGCAATCGCACTTCCAGAAGATCCTAAGACTGTCAAGTTACTTAATCAGCATGACTCACGCCAGCCACTAGGCAAGGCAACACAATTCACAGAGCAAGAAGATGGCATCTATGCATCATTCAAAGTATCACGATCTAATCGTGGATCAGAAGCTCTTATCCTTGCAGAAGAAGGATTGCAGTCAGGTCTTTCAGTAGGCGTAGAAGTAATTAAGTCAAAGCAGAAGGGCAACGTGATGTTCGTATCCGCTGCCAAGTTGCTAGAAGTTTCATTGGTAACAGAGCCAGCATTCAAGTCTGCTCAGGTTATCGATGTAGCTGCTGAGGAAAATCCAGAAGCAGTAGAAGAAGAAATCACACCAACAGAAAGCGAGACAGCTGTGGAGAATACTCCAGAGACAGTTGCAGCACCAGCAGTAG